GCGTCAGAGTCGAGCATCTCTGTATTCAGAGTGCCGATTGTTGCAACTTCTGCCATAAGAGTAGAAAACTTGGCACTTGAACCCGTAATATCATCTACATTTAAAGTTCCTCGGAACGTCATTGTACCTTCGGACTGATCCCAGAACATATACTTATCGTCAGAATAATTACCGACATAAAGGTCTCCGTCTTGCTTTAGATCAATACCTGCACCTGTAAGAGTAGTACCGCTAATAGTAGGGGGTGTGGCTCCTGCAGGGAATACTTGTACTTCACGAGCGATTACAGAGTTTGCATCCAACACATCCGTATCAATAGAGGTAAAACTAGCGGCATCTAATGCGGCTACAGCGGCTCCAAAAGTTCCTCCAGTTGCGGCAGTAGTATCAATCTCAGTAGTACCAACAGCGTTTTCGGCTATTTGCTCCTTCTCAATACCATCTTCTTCAATCATAGCGGCTGCTTTCTTAAGAACAGCGTCAATCTTTGTGTAGACTTCAGCAAGAATAAGAGCACTTGATGTTTTATAAAGTCGAGCAATGATTACATCATTTGCATAGTCTATGCGTATATTCGGAATAAATCCTTGTACTCCACTAAAGGAGCTGAATGAATTTGTAACATAAAGAACGGTGTCGCTAACTACAGCAGCTATCTTATAACCTTCAGTAGAGCCTAGTTTAAGAATGTCCCCATCTTTAAGCTGGCTTAAAAAAGAGGTTCCAGAGCCAGTAACTTTACTAGAGCCTACAGCTTTAGTAAAAGTACCACTTAAAGCTGACCCATACTTAGCACTATTTCCCGTGCCCGTATCGTACCAGAAAGGATGAGTAAGGGAGGGTTTATGGTATTTAATAAGTTTCAGACGATCTGTACTATCACTGGCATCTATAAGAATATAGGCGTGCTCAGTTATAAACTCACCTCCAGCATTCCTATCACTCTCTGACCATGTTATATTAGGAAGCGTAGCACAGCTTTGCTGCCAAGCCGACGAAGTAGAATTAGTATTAGTAATGCGTGTTGAGGACCCACTAGGGCTTTTTACAGAATACAGGTGATTTTGGAAGCTAAAAACATTATTAGCCTTAACTGCGAAGGCTACACTTGTAGTTCCTCCATAAGGTACACCAAGAGGAAACCTAGGTACGTTTTCGCGGTATCTATCACTTACAGTGATGCTTGCTGTTGTTGGAGCCGATACGTTTTGAAGTACATTAACTGCTCTTACTGCTACTTCATATGTACCATCCATAATTCCTTCAATCTTCCAATTAGTTTGAGACTTATCATCAATGAATATAGGGCTCTCTATCGTCGGAAAAGTATGCGTTATTTCATATCCAGACAAATGCTCGTATACACCTTGCGCGGTTACTTGTCCCAAGGTCTCGGAGTCCGTAGAGGCACCTACCGCTGCAGGAGGAGTCCATTGTATAGTCAACTCTTCGCCTATTAGATTAGCGTTCATCATACTTTCACCGAATACATCAAGTACTGGTGGTACTACATCATTATGTCTTACAGCAGGGTAGATACTGTCTGCGATATAAGTAGTAAAGTCTTCATCTACCGCTGCAAATTTCTCGTCATAGTGCTCAACACCAGTCATAGAAAATTCATTTTTAGCACCCTGTGATATGTTCAGTATTTTATATTGTTTTGCAGAGCCTAGAACGTTTATCGTATTTATCTTTTCTGTAAGTACCCAAATAGACTCTGCGGCAGGAACTGCAGAAAAAGCTGTAGACACTGTTAGTGTATCAACCGCGCCCGCACTTGTCGATACTGGCTGGGTCTCTACACGAGTAGTATTTGCCCAGCTCAGTACTAAGGCTTCTGTATTTGTAGCAGTAGCTTTTGCATTTATGGCTTTTGTTTCTGTATCAATAAGTTGATAAGTATATGTTCCATTACCATTATCATCAATCCAAGCCTTCTTTATAAGATCACCTTTCTTGTAGGTTGTTGTAACAGGAGTTCCTGCGTTATCTGTAACACTTACGGTCTGGGTAGCAAAGGCACCTGGCTCAACAAATATAACAGATAACTCATAGTCACTATTTGCGATCAGAGAGGTAGTACTATCCAAGGGTATAGATGTAGTACTACGGTCTGTTCCTGAATTTGAGATACGGCCACTTATACGAACTGCATACCTATCTGCATCCTGTACATTTACAATGTCTCCCGGAAGAATAAACGAAGCATTTAAAGAAGTAGAAAAGCTAACAACCTCTCTCTGATTAGCTGCTGTCCATAGTTTCCATCGCCCATATCTTAGAGCCTGTCCTTCAGAAGTAGCTCCCATTGCCATAGCATCTTGAGAAATTATTACTCCTGTTTTAGCAATATTTAGTCTGTCTTCGACAATAAGAGGAGAAGCTTTATAGTTTGCATCAGGATCAATCCAAGTAACAATACATTGGTTAATTCTTGTCTTACTGCCCGTACCTTCGTAGGAGAAACCTCCCATAACATTACCTTTAGTAAAGTTATATACTGGACCACTCGGGGCGTCGATAACAGGGAAGACTTGTCCATCAATAAAATACAGCATACTACGAAATACGGTTGCTATATCCTTCAGTACTTTGTATGCATCCGCCGCTTTAGCAAAAAATAGATTAGCTGTAAAGCGAGGCTCCAGACCTCCTTTTCCATCGTCTACAAGCTCATCACAATATCTTGCAATTCTGTATAAAGCATATTTATCAATATCAGTAGCTTTTAAAAAGTCTCCAAGACCATAGCGGTTATTTGTAAGTACATCATAAAACACCCAAGCAGGGTTATTTGTATAAGTATTATGTAAAGCAAATCCCCCGTCCCAGTCCTGATAAGTAGCAGCTATTAGACCAGTTGCAGGATTACGCATATAGTTAGCTATACCATTACTATCTTGTTCTCTTGTTACATAATTAGAAGGTACTTTTACTTTCAACCCTCTAATGTGATAAGACCTAGTGGGCATACCCTGAAATTTCTTAGTGTCAAAAGTTACTCTGGCAAGGGCCGAATACGGATGAGTTAATATATCTTTAATAACACACGTAGTGTTAGTTATTGATGATTGAGTAACATTCGTCCAATCATGAAAAGTTTCGGGGGTGCCATTTACTATCTTTTTGTATCCAGGACCTTCATGATTAGTAATTCTTGATATGATTACTTTAAAGTCTGAAAAAGGACGATATTGTGCCAAATCTATTGTCTCTACAAAAGTAACTGCATTTTTATACATTCCTGAATGCATCATTGGGTGTTTTAAAACTTGAGCTGTTTCAAAGTTGCTTTCTCCAGGCCTTTTCAATGCAAAGTCTACTTTATACAGAGCAAATGAGTGTTCATCACTACCTTGTCCTCCTATAGCGTGAAGCCCACCCCCGTATGCAAAAGTAATTCTAGCTTCATCAACTTCCTGAAGTTGGGCAGCTGTTAGATTAAAGCCCGCTGAAGCGGATGCTACTAATTCTTTAGCTGCCTGCCCATCTGTTTTATAGGGTGTAGACTGTTCTAGAACGCCACCCGCGCTGGGTGTATTACTTACAGAAGTAGCACCACTTTCTCCACCTCTTCCAGAAAAAGGAGTTTGTGCAAGAGTGCCTACCCTAAACTGAGTAGTGACTCCTTCATAATTAGCCGTAGCAGTCTGTGTTATAACATCTGCATTAGTAACAATAGCTCCCGTTACATCAAACTTATAGGACGCTGTGGTGCCTGGCCATACTGCTGCTAAGGTGATTGTAACGCCTGATATGCTTGCAATTTTAACAATTCTATCTACTTCTAAGTTGTAAGAGCCGTCAGGAATCCATATCCCTGCTGCTGCTCCGGAACCTGGTACGTACTCAGCAACAGAGCCGCTGATGCGCTTGGATATAAATCCTTCTCCATAAGCCCCATCACCTACCCCACCTGTATTAATAATTCCTAGTCTTGCAGGAACATGAGTATCCATATCCGCAGGAGAAGATACCATAGAACTTACGAAAAAACTAGAAGCCGTATTGCTTCCGCCCGTATCAACAGCCGTCAAAGTAGCCGTTATATTATAATCATCAGTACCCGCAGATCCATCAGTAGCATTTACATAGTGCTGCCCTCTACCTGCTCTTACAATTAGATATTTGTCTCCTGTGTCTGACTCAATAACAGGAGTTGTTCCTGCTCCAGTTATTGTAGCAGTTGGGGAGTCGAAAACAAGAGACACTGCTGCGGCGCTTTGGCTGTAAAAGGACGCCGCCTGAGCTAGGGGTACAACTCTATCGTCGTTTAAATAGACAGAAGCCGCGCCATCTACAAGTCCATAAATAGGACCTTCGGATATAATATCAGTGATAGCAATCGTCTGGCGATCTTTTTGACTAGTTTGATATCCGCCATCTGCGGTTAGGGCGTTTTTCTCTGCTTGCGTAAGTGGCATTCTTAGTTCTCCTTATTTCTGGTGTGTATTAACGTCTGATATATCAGTATTATTTGCTGCATCTACTACTGTATTATTTATTATTGCTTGCGTGCCGCCTCTCTGAATCGCATTACCGCCTTGAGCTATATCTACAGATATCGGCCTGCCAGGAACCCGTAGCTCTCCATACATTATAGGAATAGGATCTCCCTCTACGGCATTATTAGCTCCTCCAGAGAATAAATAGTTAGTTGGGTTATCTTGATCAACAGAGGGATCGGGGGCCATTATTTGCTGTATACCCGCTATAGCCAGACTCGCGGTGAACTGAATTGCAGCGACACCTTTCCACGTTAGCATCCCAATCTTGCCACCTTCGCCGGCCGCGAACATCCAAGATTCAGCTCCACCTGACGAAATATTAACACCAGTTTGATACATAATATAAATCATAATAATAGCAACTATTATCTTTCCAATACCTTTTTTAGAGCCTGCCGGAACTAAAGAGATAGTTACATCTCCCTTGGCAATAGGAGTCAATAACTCATCTTGATCAATTGCGCCATCTTCTGTTTCTACGATAAACGCAATATCCTCTTCGTGGCATTTGCGCACGTAAGGTAGCCATCCTGGTCTATTTGCATTTATACACTTAAATATATCTGCATAATTATCGGTATTAACGATAAACTTATGACCAAACCTTTCGCCTAATTCTCCTTGTAGATATACACTACGTTGCATAACGATAAACTCCACTTATATACTTTTTCCAAAAGGGATAAATACTCTCCCTACAGGATATTCTATTTTCTGCGTGATGGTAGAATATATCATCACCTAAATAAACTCCACAATGATTACCTACTTGTGCTGTTATTGTAAAAATAATTAAATCACCTTCTTGCATATTTCCTTCTACTTTTTCAAAACCCCAAGTACTTATGTACTCGTCAGTAAAGTAGTCTAAATCTTTTTCCCACCAGTCATCTTCAAACAGGGGGCGCTTAGGTATGTCTAAGCCTTTTGATATATAATAGTCTCTAGATGCTTCGAAACAATCATTTACACCAAATTCATAATCTCTACCATACAGAGATTTGGTCTCGCGTATGGGTTGTAATATGTTCATATCCATTTCAGGATAGCTAAATATATAGTAAGGAATTCCGACTGTATTGCAGTATTTGATATCATTCTCACTAGGCTCTGTAGTTCCATCGGGATGGCTGTGTACAATACCTACAATATCTGCTCGGTGTCCTATACTAATATACTGTTTTGAGTCTATAACGAAGTCATTCTCATCTTCTGCTACATTGTCACAAGGAAACCATTTTTTCTTTCCTTTCACTACTGCTAGTACACCACAACCTTCTTTAGGGTACCACTTTTCAAAATGTTCTCTAATTTCTTCTACTTGATTCATAATTAATACTTCAATGTTCCGGGGAATGATCCAAAGGGTAAACGAGCTGCTAGATTCGTTGCTCCATCGGGCTTTTGGTTTGCGCTTGTAAGTACAGAAGGCTTAAAACCATATCTAGCCTTGCAGGACTGCATAGTTTTACCACATATTTCTTCTCTTACCCAGTAGGCACTAGTATTGGTTGGTATTATTGCGGCTGAAGAAGTGTGAGGTACTTTACAGCGCCAGACTGTTGTAGCATTATAGCGTACTAAATCTCCTATATAATAGTTAGTAGTATTTGCATGCTCTGCCCATTTGCGTACTTCTTTCCAATAAGAAGAAGTTACTGAGGGAGTATTACCTGTCCCTGCAATTGTACAAAGCCAGTATTGAGTAAGTGTTGCAGTACCAGTACCTGAACCTACCCCTGTTGCTCTAAATACTGTACCTACTGTATTATTAGCGGCACCTATTGAGGTAAAATTAGTAGATCCAGATCCTGTTGAAACAATCGTATAGTCTAGCCCTATTACGAAAGCACCCGCGCTCACAGTAGGAGTGTTTGTAGTAACATAACTAACAGTAGTATATGCAGTACTTGCGCTATACGCTGCAAAAGTTTCTGCGGCTACAAGTGGCCTATCGTCAAAGTCAAAGTAAACACTGTGAGCACGTACAGTGCTGTCACCCTTAAATTTTACAGCTCCATCTAGGTTCCAAGTACATCCTCCGCCTAGGCCTGCGTCGTATCCTTGGTATTTCCAACTACAATACTTACCTACAACAATTCGTCGAGGTATTTGTATATTCTCTAGGTCGAAAGGAGTAGCTACTTCGAACGTAATAGATATATTGTCTTCTGCACCTATTCTATCAATTACATATTCCTGTGTAGCAAACTCAATAGGAGGAGAAGCATCTTCAGCGTATCCTACTAAGTACTTTTTAAGAGTTTGACGACGAATAATTCTTTGCCCTATTAGATCATCATTTTTAAAATCGCCCATTTCTCCTTGGAGTAAAGAACCTATATTAGCAATAGTTAGAGAAGGACGTGAAGAAGCTCCATCTGCCTGAATCTCTAACCCGTCAATCATCATAGGCATCGGAATGTAGTCGCGAATACTGTAGGAACTTTGACTCTGTGTAGCAGTACCTAGTCCGGAACCTGCTCCAGTTGCAGTAAATACAGTGCCTGCATTATTATCAGCCGCTCCTATAGATGTAAAACTGGTTCCGCCGCCGCCATTAATAGTATAAACATTACCTATTAGGAAGTTACCTGCTACTGTAGCTACTGTCGAAGGCGCGGTTCTATCTCGGAACCTTACATCAGTTAAATCTGAGTCTAAACCGGGATGAAAGTACATTGTGGTTTCGTCAGGTAGAGTTACTTCAAATAACTCCACCAGTGTATTATCTGCAGCAGTAGTGCCCGCGTCTTGTGACCCGACTTCCTGCGTTTGTACATCTGTTGCTATTACGTTGCTCATGCCTCAAAAACTCTCTTTAGTGATACTGAAAGACTATAAAAATTATCATAGTTATAGGTCAGTGAATAATTGGTTGTTACTACTTTTACTTCTCTTTCTCCAACACCTGCTGGCCCTGCTGGGTTTGACAATACATTAGAGTCTGGTAAGATCAAAGGAAAACTGCTTACGCCTTTCTTCAGGTCTAGAAAAGCTACGATATCATCAATATCAGCCTTCAGACGAGTTGCAAAAGTTAGAGTATAGGTTTCGTCCAAAGTATTAATCCCGTCTGCAATACGTTGTTCATACCCGTCTCCAAAACTAGCAACAAGCACTCGTGGAGTACTATTTTTCATCATTGATTTATCAGGGGTGGCATATGTACTGCCTGTATATATAAAACCTATTGTCATTATGCTGCTCCGTACGGATTAAGTATTCCGCCTGATCGTTTTTGGTTATGTAGTTCTTCTTGTACCGCTCTAGCGATTGCCCCGCCCATCTTATCCATGTCTGGACCGGTGCTGCCCTGTGTATTAGACTGCCCTTCGGAGGATATGTTCACTACAATGTTATTGTTTGTTGCACCGCTGTCTTTCATATCTACAGGTATAGCTCTTCCATTCGGCAAAGGTACTACTGCTTCTGTTCCGTGAAGAGTTGCTGGGTACCCTGAAGTTGAGCCTCTTGCGACTCCTCCGGTTGCGTATCCTTGCGTTTTCTTACCTTCTGAAAATACTCCTCCATATCTGCCGCTGCCACCCCTGCCGCCGGGGCTGGGTACATAGCTTGGCGCTGTTGTCGAAGGCACAGTAGTCCCAGGTGCAGGCATTCCAAAAGCACCCATAAGCATTCTCATGACCATCATTTGAACAATCATCTGAGAAATTTGAGTTAATATACTTATTGCCATGCTTGCAAAGGCTTGTTTTGCCGAAGCTGTTCCTGTAACAATTGAAGTAAAAGCATTAGACATACTGCTTGCAATTCCATCAAAAAGTGCTTGTTTATTTTCGGCCATTTTAGCAAGTATTGTTTGTGCTTTGATTTCCTCGTATAAGAAAGCTTGTTCTTCGTCATTATAGTATATGTTCTTAGCTTTTAGTTCATTCATTTTAACATTGAAAGCGGTCATGGCAGGGTTCATAGATATAGATTGTAATTTTAGTCGTGCTGATTCTGTATCCGCTTTAACGTTTAACATTGCTAGCTCTCCTCTCTTTTTGTAAAGCTCTATCTCCTGGTTTAGAGAAGCTAAACGATTAGTAGCCCCTTGATTTGCTTTTTGAGCGTTAAAAGCGTTCATTGGATCATACCCTGGAGTTCCTTCTTTAGCCTTTTCAGCATCTACAATTTTTTGCGTATCTAATACATCTTGCTCTGCCTGTGAGCGCTTTGCATTTAGGTTAGTTCCAAAAGCTTTGTCTGCAGCCTGTCCTCGGGCTTGCCCAAATAAACCTGTCCCTCCTGCTTGAATATTTTTTAAAGCTAAAGAAGTACGAAAGATTGCGGTAGTTAAAGCCAGCCTTTTTCTTATTTGCTCATTTATAACTTTTTGCTGGTTCAGTTCAACAATCTTTATACTATTATTTTCTTCGCCTAATTCAATTTCTCTATTTGCTTGTTGTAACTTCTTTTCCCCCTCTATAATCTGTGCTTTTACTTGCGCGAGTGTAGTTATCTCTGTATCTATTAAATCTTCTCGGGCTTTTCCGTTTTCATCTGTTAAAGAAACTTCTTGTGATTTTAAGAGTAAAAGTGCTTGCTGCTCGTCGTTTGCAGATTTAGATAATATTAACCCCTGTGCTTGAACATTTTTTATCTTGTCCTCTATAGTTATTCCGTTAGTTCGCATTGCTGCGGCTTCTGTCTGTGCGTTTACTTGTTCGTGACTTAGCCTTGTCATCTCGTCTTGATTTTCTTTTAGTGCTTCAGTAAAAAACTTATTAGTTTCTAAACTTTTACCTAAATCGCCCAGTACGGAGTTTTGAAGATTTAGCTGCTCTACACTTTTAGCGTGAATATCTAGTATCTCTTTGGAAGGTTTGGCAAACACATCCACCATTTGAATTTCGCCTGGTAGCTCACTTTCTATTTGTCCAATTTTTAGACCTTTTCCATCTCTATCAATATTATGTTTCTTTTCGAACTCTTCTAACTTAGCGGCTTCTTTACCTAATTCAATGCCCCTGGCTGATAAAGCTACGGTTTGAGAAGAAATTACAGCAGCTAAAGAAGATTGAAGCTCCGAGGCAAAAGGTTTTTTGATGGTACCAGTAAGTTTAGTAAGCTGGGTATTCATTGCTGCAATTTTTGAAGGCAATCTATCAAGAGTTATTCCAACATTTTGTAAATCGTTTCCAAGATTTACCATGCTTAGTCGCTGGTCGTCGGTTATCTTGGTTCCGCTATTTAAAGAAGCGGATAGACCTTTAAAGCCCACATCTAATTCTCCGGCTGCATCTGCTGTTTTTATCATCCTTTCAAACATTTCATCGGGGATCATTCTATCGGGGTACATTTCAATAGCTTCATTTATTTCTTTAATCATAGAGGTCAAACCTAAACTACCCACAGCCTTTCCCCGTGTTTGTATCATGTCTGAGCCGTTAAGCATGCTGTAGTCTTTCATAACATCTACAGTACGGCCGAGTTCCTCCCCTAAAGTTTTGTACTTACTAGTGAGTTCTTCTGTTCTTTTTTCTAATTTTTTTGTCTCTTCAGACATAGGATAGAAGTACTCTTTTATCATTTTCATGCCATCATAAGCTATTGAAAGCATAGATATCCAAAAGAAAGCTTTTCCTATTACTCTGCCTGCTGTTGCTGCTGCTCCTGCTAACCCTGCAAAAGCAACTTTAGCTGTAGCAGCCATAGAGCTTAACTGCAGTTTAAAGGTTTTTATAGCAAAACCTCCTTGCTTTAAATGGAACTTAAAATCTGTCATGCCCTTTTTATGTATAGCACTTCTTATGTTATAGCTTGCTCGCAAATCCTTAACTTGTTGATCATTCATCTTTCTTAAAAGACCGGTTCTTTTATTTGCAGACATACCTATTTGGCTTTCAGCGTGCTTAAGTGCTTTAGCAGCAGCAGCACTGGATTTTTTAGAGTCAGTATCTCCTTTAAAATAGTCTAATGCTCCTTGCCCTGACTTAGTGCCTCCGGTAGTTCCTTCTACTATTTTTGCCGAACTTTTCTTAGCGGCGGCATGTGAATCCATTTGTGCAAGTTTTAACTTTTCATAGCTTTTCTTTGTTCTTTGAAGTCTTAGTTGTACGGCTTGTTGGTCTCTTTGTACTTGTTTTGCAGTAGCTTGACTAGACTCTTTCCAAGCACTCATACTGGGAAGTACTTGCTTAAGTAAGCCGCCTGCAAATAAAGCTACTGCTCCCGTTAGTGCCATCATATTATTAGCTAGAAAACTCGCTATAGGGCCTATGACGTCTGCAACGCCCGTTTTAATTTTATTTAGTAAGTCGTCAAAAGCTTTTGCAAACTGATTCAAAGAATGAGCCGTAGGATCCATCATTTTTTCCATAGCACCAAACTTACGTTCCGCTTGGGATAATACTTCATTTGCTACTGCTTGGCTCCTTTCGAATTCATTTAGCTCATCTTTAGACTTACCAATTTCTTGACCATACTTGCGAGTAGCATTTTCCAAACGAAGTATAATACCTAATTCATCGAGTAGTTCAGGCTCTGCTTTTGTAACACCACGTATTAATCTATCGAAAGAATCGCCTAAATCTCTTCCTAAAGCAAGAGACGCATTCTTTGCCGCTGCACCCAATCTATTTAGCTGATCAGGGCTTATACCAGAAGCAGATCCAATTGCGGCTGCTTTTGCTGCTTCTGCATATTTTAGCTGTCCATTAGTGGCCTCTACTACAGAATTAGTTATTGTCTTGTAGGCCACACCCGTTACTGCGCCTAAAGCTTTTTGACCTTCGAGTAGGTTTTTGAAATCCATTGCACCTTTTAAGAAGTTAAAAGCTGCTGAAACGGCAAAAGCTGTGGCGGCTAGAGTTGCATAAACTCCTACCAGTCCTCCTGCTCCTTGTGCCATTTTAGAGAAGTTTTTACTTGCCCCAGAAGATGCCTGTGCGGCTCCTTTAACATTACGATCTGCGGTACGTGCAGAAGTGCCCATTTTGTCAAGGTTCTTGGCGGTTTTTTTCGATTCTACTCCGAGCTTTTTGGTACCGCCCTTATCATCAACTTTTACATCAAGAATAATTTTATTTTTTGCCATTAGCCTTTCACATTATGGGTGAAATTCTTTCCACCGCCCGCAGAGCGTCTTTGTTCTGCCTTTTTATGTTTTTCTGCTTTATCTACTCTATGGGCTACTAATATGCCTTCCCACATTTTCATTATATATAGCATAGTTCGAGGTTCATCTACTTCATAAAGATTAAATAAGTACTCTATGTTATTCCAATTTTTACCCATATAAGAGCCTGACATACCGTCCCAAATATCTTCAAGAAACCCAAATATAAAAAATGCCACTTGGACCTCAGAAGGAAAATCTAAAGTCTCGAGCGGCATTTTAGCGGGATCAGGCTCTTCACCTAGTTGATAGCAGATAAGCAAATACTTATCTAAATCAATTTGATCTGATTGTTTTACATATTTTTCAAGCAGATCCTTTATCGAGTCTACTTGTTCCCAGTAAAATTTTCAAGATCACTCACAGTTTCCGTAACCCAAGTATCAAATTCAGTAGCATTTCTCATAAGTAATTCTGAATTATCTTGTGTAAACGGAAGTGTATCCTCAGGGTCAAGAGCAGAAACATCTACCAATAGAAGCTCTTCTAGGTACTTATATTTTAAGCCTGACCATCCTTTGATTACTGCTTTACAATACTCTACTAAGAATCTTTCTTCGTCTAACTCTTCTTCGGGTTGGCGAGTTTTTTTATTAAACTTTGTTGTAACACATCTTTTTCGTAGCTTTACTAGCTCTTCTCGGGCTAGATAGCAAAGATCTATGGTCATATCTTTGTGACCAGGAAAGTCAATTGTTACAGTCTTGCTAGGAGTCATAAGACTCGCTAGTGAAATAAGTGTATCTGTCATGTTATATCCTTTAATTATTTATTAGTGGAAACAAAACAGGGATGAAAATTCATCCCTGCTCCGATTTTCTATTACATAGTATAGTCTAAAAGACCTCCCATGTCAAGAACTTTTTTTACGTTGCTGCTATTATGCTACAGCCACACCCTTGTACTGTATAGTAGCTTCATCTGCAGAAGTAATATCTGTAGGTAGAGCACTAAACGTAGTTTCAATAGAAATAACATCATCAATACTATGCGAGGGAATCTCTAAGTGACAAGCCGGAAGGTTTATCGACATATGAGGCCCTGCCGTAGTACCTGCAGGAGTACCACCAATATGGAATGTTAAGTCAAAGTCATTCGTAGTAGTAGTAGTAGAAGTAACCAGATCTTCAAATAAATCTGAACTTCCTGCTGTTGAGTTAGATAAGTAGCAAGTAAAGTTACCACCAATAGTACGAGTACCTGTTACGTGTCCAATTGGCTGGTTTACCTCACCGATTGTATCTGGAGTCAAGTAAGTAATATTATTTTCAAAACTAACACTTCCACCTGTCAAAGTAAGGGTATACGAAGTTACAATGTTTTCCGCCGCAGTTGCTCCTACTACTAGAGTAGTTAATCTGTTACGAATAAAGTTATTAGTAGCAGATAATCCTTCACTAATAGTTACTGTAGGCTGTGAACCTTCATCCGTAATACTTGAAGCAAAACCTGCCCAGTTAATAGTAGCAATACCATCAATATCAAAGTCTACTGTCGCAGAATTAACTACTGCTTTGGCAAGTTTATATACTTGGTGCGTGCCTGCATTATAAGCTCCTGAGCCCATAACAAAGTAAAGTTCAAGTTCTTTAACCGTGGACTTGTTAGAACCTAAAAAGTCGACTGTTAAACGCGGTTGAGTATTAGCATCCCAAGGCACAGAAGTTGAGTTATAAGTAAGATTGTCAGACCAAGCCGAGTTTGTATCAGAAGAGTCTTCTTGATCTTGAACACCTTCAGTAATAGTGCCGGTACCTACTAATGCAGACCATAAAACTTCTTCGACTGCATGTGTTGCTGCAGAGAGCCCGTCCCATCCTAAAGTTGTAAGTGCTGGGTTAGATACAAAAGGTCTTACATAAGTTGAAAAAGACCATTCTGCAGGTGCCATAGAATCGTTAAACATCTTACGACCTCTTCGGCTAACTCCTGCTGCTGACTCCATTTCGTTCAGAGTTACCTCTGATGCGTTTGTTGCTTGAGAGAACGAGAATCCGTCTAGTACTGGAATCTCAAAAAAGGTTGAGTCGCATTTCACAACCAGTTTAGTATCTCTACTAAAAAATAAATCATTTGCCATAGTTAATCTCCTATGTTATCCTGAAAAGACATGGACGTGAACTTTTGTTCGTGCCAGTATTTTCTAATATCGAACCTCTACGATTATTTCTCCTACACCTAAAGGTTCAAGTACACCTTCATCAGTATCAATACTAACGACTGTGATTTGTTGTGTATATTGATCAACATTATTGCGATCTTTATACCTAATTCTTGAGTTTTCTTCTATTACAGTTTCTACATCTTCTAGTAAAGCATCTAGTGCTGCTACTGAGTCTTCTTCTTTTACATAGCAGCGAATAGTTACAGATAGAAATCTATCCTTGTATCCTCCCGATTGATACTCTCTTGTTTCCGACCCTGCATTTAAATGCAAAGCGGGAAATTCTTCTACTTCATCCCAAAACTTAAGGCGCGGAGACACATTTTGGTCTAAATTAGTTAAGTAGTATCCCGTACCGTCAATATCCTTAAAGGCATCGACAAGGGCTTCTATTATGCCGAGGCGTCGGGTTGTGTACTGCCTACTTTGTTCCATTAAACTCTCCTAGTGTAAAATCTTCCGATTGCAAATTGTACTGCAAGCTCTCGAATAGATCTATCAATTAATCGTCGGGGGTCTCTTTGACCGTTTGCCCAAGGCGCAGCACCTGCTCCATCTTCAAACACCTGATAAGGATCTCTTTGATATGTATATCCAATACTTGGAAACCCTTTTGCCGTTTGAACTATATCGGTTATTTCAACACTATTTGCAAGCCTACCTGTTCTATTTTCTAGGCCGGGGGCTTGCATATTCTTTCTTACTGTTGAAGGTAGTTCTTTATTTATCAAGCCTATTAAATGTAACGGACTTAAAGAAGACTGTTTTTTAGTCTTTTTTATCCTTGTTTTTGGACTTTTTAATTTTTTCCGAAAAACTTTTGAAGGCTTAGCGACCTTTGCCTCCTGCTCTTTAGTTGAGTGCGTTCTTCTCGAACGTTTTATTTTTCTCGAAGGATCTAATTGCTCTACAAGTTGCTTCTCGATATCTTGCACTATTGTAGGAGAGCCTTTTAGATTAAGTATATCTACTTTTCCTAAAGACTCTGTGAATGCTTTAGTGTCTCCTCTTATAACCTCTGCGAAAAGAGATCCTACCCAAGAAGACAACCTACCTTTAAATCTATTTAGATCTCGATATTCTGCCTCCAGATGTAAAGCACTGCCGTTAATACCTTTCATAATATTTACGTCTTTTGTCCAATCTATTGATATGTCAAGACCTGCTTCTGCTACAGCCTTTAAATGTTCAATCAACTCTATTTTATTTTCTTTTTCAGTACCGGTTACCTTACTTATTGCATCTATTTGCTGTGCAACAATATGCAATGCTAGTAGCTTTTTTCGTCTTGGGTCTTGTTTAGACATGTCACCAAGTACTAATGCTATATTGCCTCTTACTACACTTATATCTTTATGCCCTAGATCATGGCTATCTTTCATTTCAGGTATTAATTTATTTCGTAGGCGATTTATCTGCCTAAAATTTTGCTTTTTTTCCTTTACTTGCTTTCCTGTTTTAAAAGCAAACTTTTTTCCGTCATGTTCAAACATCTTATCAGCACTGGCCTCAAGGTCTTCTTCCGTCATTCCCATAGCGGCTTCGTCATAAGAGTTGATAAAGTCTATGTATCTCTGCTCATACTTTTTATCTAATAAAAGAATTTGCTTAACATCTGGGTTCTTGTCAAGAAGTCTTCTTACTTTCTTAGATCTTACGCTCTGCCCAGCAACCTGTTGCCTTGTTAGGCCGTCTAAATCTATGCGCGCTTGCGATAGCTCAATTTTTTCCATTAGAAGTTTTTATACAAATCCAAGACCCTTTTAATATGGTCTGGAAAGCCTACATTATCATTCTGACTAGATGTGCTATTATTAGCTGTACTTGATCCTTGCATAGTCTGACGAGCTTTATGTTCATCTTTATGGTAGTAGTTAATTAAGTCAATTACTGCTAGTTTAAGATCTGCGGGGCAGGCCGCATATCCTGATTTATAAGCGACTTGTACCGAGCCGGGGCCTTGAGGCCAGTTCTTAAAAGTTGCACCCGTGGTACGAACAATACTGTCTGTATCAAGATCTAAGTAGTATTCATGTGCTCCTGTAGTCAGTGTAGTATAAGCAGCATCATAAGAAGTTCTTTCTTTGACACTCGTTATTGAAA